AAGGCTAAAATACGTATCTATCTGCTGTTTGACCAAGCTCTTTACTTCGTTATCGCTGTAGCTGGTTCCTGGTACCTTGACCACTTTGAATATCACTTGATATTCTGGTTGAGCCTGTGGACCAAACAGCAACTGGTATGTCACAGGGTGCCACACGATCTGATCAGTCATCATCTTGTACTGTTCAAAATACGCAAATGTGCTGTTGAGATCACTGATGGTGGGAGGAGTTGGTTCAGTGTCAGCACTGCCGCCTATGGCTATCCAGTTGCGTAGATCTGCATTATATGTTGCTGTCAGTATGTAGATGTCGATGATGTTCATCACAGCAGGATTGATGCGCTGATCATAAGTTGCATAATGCTGCCAGAGGAAGCTGATGTTGTTTCTACCTATGCGCACCTTGTAATCCGCTGTAACATCCACCAATGATCCATTAACGTATTGCACAAATGCCTGTGTTGAAATGATAAATGCAACCTCTCCTTCTATCCAATTTCCACTGGGAGGTGTAGGCACTGTGCTCGGCGTGCTGTAAATCCTGTTGTCAGATATGTTGATAGGTTGATAGTATTGATAACCTTCGCTGCTGGTATATCTCACCCAAAACACATATTTTGGCGGTGGAGATACATCAGGATTAACGATGTATACAAATTCATCTGGATTGTCTGGTAGCGGCGGATCTTGGCTGCTCCAGAACGTTACTCGCACGCTGGTAGGGTCGGCATATCCATCTGCATATATCTCTTGACCATATATCTGCCATAGATAATCCTTGCCTAACGCAGGCGCTGGAGCAGGGGGTAACGGCTGTGGATTCACTCCAAGCACACTGATGCTGTCATAGAGAACTTTACCTGTGCTTGTGTCTAAGGTCTTTTCACTGTTACTGAAGAAGAACCGCACTTGGTCAACGCTTTCAAACACGTATCTCTCTGCTCTGCTCTGTATGATCCAGCTGTTTGTGTTGTATATGACTTTAAGCAACCAGCTTGCATCTGCATTAGTACCAGATTGGTCCTGTGCATTCTGTAGGCTGAAATTCTGTCCAGTTGCGAGATTTGGATTGGTTATGACATACCACGTCTGATACAAAGGTGAATAGCCAATGCCAAATGTCTGCTTGTAATTCATTGCTGCAGCTATAGCCGATTGTTCGTCACTGGTAAGAGTAGTTTCCCAAGGAGCAAATATGCCAACTAATGTAGTTTGGTCTGGTATCACAGAAGCCAGCGTGACTGCTCCAAGACCTGTAGCCAATATACCTGAATTTGATATACCCGTGCCATCGCCAACCACGCTGACTACACTGCTCCATACCTTGGTATTATCTGCAAGGTTAAATTTCAGTAGGCTGCCAGCAGCGATATAGGATTCCCCAGAACCTGCTGTAGCGTCTTGTCCAAGTCGTTGTGCCTTACCAAAGATGTCTATGCTGCCGGTGCAGCTGCCTGTGTTGGCTGTGACAAGATTCCAATATGCATAGGGACTGGTGTATATTGGATAATTCTTGTAGAAAAAGTTTTGCAATTCCAACGCAGCTTCTGCAAAGGTGGTGTTGCTACCGCCATCAATCATTGGCTGGATGTTGTCTATAACGTAAACAGCATTTGGAGTGCCAATGTTGATCACAACTTCTTGTGCATTCAAATCGTATTCTTCGTAAAGGATACCATCGGTACCAAACACGTTGATATTCTGATATGTCCCTGTGGGATCATTGATGTCCAGGTATCTGCTCTGTCCGCTGTAGGTGCGATTAAGTGCCTTTACCTTCAGAGCCTGGCTGCTCTGCAGCGGAAATAGATTATAATCTTCACCGTTGACCATGCGGTCTTGTGTGTAATATACCTGTTCGGCTGCCAGCTGTATCTGCTGATTGCTCTGCGTAGTCTGGCTGTTGGCAACCGTGTATTGTAGATTGGTATTGAACGCCACGCTGTATGTGTTGAACAGATTGTCATTGTAGCTGAAGTTGAACTTGAGATTGGTCATGTCCGTGGGACGTATCTGGTACTGAAGACCATTGCTCACACGATACCAAACTCTGAGCAAACCGACCGGAACAGTACCAAAGTTACCATCGGCGAATCTCAAGCTAATCTGGTCAGCACCATTGAAATCGCGAGTGATGATGCTGTAGATATTGCGAATGCTGTTGTTGATGCTGTTGTAGATAACGTTAAAGCCATTGACGCTTGGTACCTGAGTCCAGTTGGCTGTGACAAGGCCTGCTGTGTTGATGTTCTGTACCCAAACGTCTGTTTGGTTGATGCCGCTGACATTGACATCTATAACACGATTGGCTATTGGTAGATCCAATTGGTAATCAGAGAATCCCATGGTTCCCTGTTTGAAGAACAGGAAGAAGCCCGTGTTTGCACTGTCATAACCATTGCCATCGTTCTGATATATGATGTACCAGCTGTTGATTGGATTAGGATCTCTTTCAAAGAAATAACCAGTAGTACCAAGCACGGTGGCATTACCACCAGTTGCTCCGTTGAAGTCTGGATTGGCCAGCTCAAAGTTCATGTTGTTGCCGCCTACTACGGCTGTGAATGGAACAACGCTGGTAGGTATGGCTGTGTTGTTTAGAGCATATAGTTCAGTTGGTATGTTGTTGACTACGCCACTCTTGGCAGGATTACCAAAGTAATTGGTGCTGTTTAGAGATGCATTCAGCACCAAGGTAAATTGCTCTTGCCAGTCCGGATTGTTCTGATCATTCCAATTGATAGGAGTGTTCTTGAGATTCAGACCATTGGCGTCGTAGATGTCCTCATTGCTTACTATCTGTGAAACCTTGAGTATGCCCGCGCTTGGTATGCTGCGTTGAGGTTGATAGTTGAGCATGCGAGCAAGACGGAAGATGCTGTCACGACGCTGTGCAGTATCAAGGAAGTTCTCGCGTGTATTGAGATCCATCCTGAATGCCAAGCTTTGACCCAGATAGGCCAACAGGTCAATGATTGCTACGAATTCGCTGCTTTCAGTCCAATCGTTGAAATCTTCCGGATAGTTGAGGCGAATGTATTCTACCATAGCAGTGCGTATGGTTGGAAAGTCATAGGCGTTGAAGTTTACCTGGGTAAATGCCTGATAGATGACCTGCCAATCTTCTGCTGCGAACAGCTGCTTCTGACGTTGTTGTTGACTTACTGCCATCCTATTCCCTCATCACGAAATCTTATCTAAGTTTACTGCGTCTTGGTCAAATTGGACACTAAAAGAATTCACCACTCCGTAAGGTTGATAGAACAGCGTCATCTGCACCAACAGGCCTTGGTTGATCTGCGTCACTGTGATACCTTGCAAGATCACCCTTGTCTCTGTGTTCACTATGCGAGTAGCCTCGGCTGTCACAGCTTCGATCAATGCCTCATCAAAAGGTTCAAACAGCATGTCCCAGATCTTGCATCCGTAAGTTGGCATCATCACTCGTTCGCCAGGTAGGGTATTAAAATGATTGTAAAGATCGCGATCAATCAGAGGAACGTCGGCAAATGCTTGATTCTTAGCATTTGTATCCAGCGTGCTGAACCCGTAGAATACCTTGGTAGGAGCAATGATGGCCATGAGTCTGCAGAGTACCTTTTATTATCATGATATTTAGCCATGATTTAACGGCGTATTTTTGTTACGCGCCGCCGCTGTTGATGGGGTTACCACCGCAGAAATTGGTACATTCAGCTCGCCTACGATTCTGCAGCCCAGGTATCACCTTACCTGCAGCATGGCAGTAGCTCATCCATTTTTCCGTAACATCAAAACTGCCTGTGTTAATGATTGCAGCTAGGCTGTTGCAGTTACCAATGTTGTAGGTAAAGCTAACCAACATATCAAACTGAGTTTGGCTGATGTTGACGGTGATGGCTTTTTGTACCTTGGCTTCGCGCGGTGCAAGGTCCTGCTTAAACAAATCAAATATCTCAGTCTCGCTAAGAGGTGATGTTAGAGGACGCTTTTGGCCGTTGATGGTGACGTAGTTACCTGCCTTCTCATCGGGCAGCAACAAGTGTCCGATTCCTATGGTAGGTAATCCTGCGCTGTCCAGATAGGTCTGTGATTTCTTGCCTTCAAACTTGGCTATGAATTCGGCACCTGCTTGGCTGGTGCGCAAGCTACCAGCCGCCTGCTGATCTTTAGCAGCTCCTTGATAGCTGTATTGCGGTTGACCTTTTTGATCATAGCTTTCGCCTTTGTAATTTCCTGGAGGACTGCTGCTGTTTGGAGCTCCTTTGAGATCAAGAGGTTTGCTCTGAGTACCCAACACCTGACCTGGCAACAGAGGCTG